ATTAATTTGGGCATACCGGCGGCCGCCGTCCATCATGGCCGCCAGCAGCCATACCGCCTCATCCAGCGCCTTGAGCGGGTCATCGGCTGAAAGCGCCGTGTCAATGTGCTCCACGCCGCCGTAGCGTTCCGTTACTGCCCGGACCACCCGTGCGGAAAAGCACAGCAGGTGCGCCTTTCCGCCGATCTCGATACTGGCCGTTCTCATGCGGCGATCCCCAGCCGCGCCTTGATATAAGCCTCAGCCTGGGCCTCCGAAGTAAAGGTGGCTTCCTTTTTCCAGACGTGGGTGGCGGAATCATCCCGCATGATAGTGCCGGTCAGCTCCGGGGTCTGCCACTCGATAGACTCGCCCTGCGTGGTGGCCGCGTCCTCTGGCACAGAAAACATGACCTTCGGCAGCACCACGCCCCGCCACATATACGCGCCGTTGACCTTCTTTTTGATGATGAAACCTACGCCCAGATACGGGGTCACCTGCCCATCATCATAGACCAGCTCCTTTACGGAGGTATCCGTCACGCCATCGATCCCGGTGATGGCCTGCTCCGTAAGGCCCAGAATGGCCTTGCTGACCTCCTGACTCAGATCGGTAGTAGACAGGGTCAGGGTGCCGTTGGCAAAGCGACGATCTGTTTCCGCCAGTCCGTTGTCGCCATAGAGGTTGTTGTCCTCCGTAGTCTCAATGGAGATATTGGCCTCTGTGGCCTTGCCCATTACCGCACCGTCAGAATAGCTCACCACGCCGCCGGCTTCGGCATAGATGGCGTAATACGGCTTGCTCAAACCAATGGTTGCCATGTGCGCTCCTTTCTCGCGGTCCGATTCGGACACGCGCTCACTTCATAATTTTGTTGATCTCGCTCTCCGCCCGCTTCTGCATAGCGGTAAGCGCCTGCTTTTTCACCCGGCTCACAGCCTTGCCTACAAAACGGTTTTTGCTCATCCAACTGGTACCGCTTTCAATGGCCCGGGCAACCATTTGATTCGGTTGCCCCTGGGGCCAGCGCTTGGAGCGGATGTTGTTATACCCGTCAAAACCGATTTTGACGTTATACATTCCGTCATTGTCCTTCTGCATGGATGTGATACCGAGGGTCCCCAGCAGCGCAGCCTTTTGCGTTTTCTTGGGTCCGCGGACTGGATTCTCCTGCGTGCCCCAGCCCTCGTCTGTGGGAACAGTCTGCAATTCTGCCCGGATGGCGTCGGCCACTACTTTTGCTCCGTCATGGATGGCAGGGCCGCAGACCTTTTCCACGGCTTCCTTTTCCAGCCGGGTGAGCTTCAGCATATATTCTTCGCCGCTTTTAAACGTAATGGTTGCCATCAGGGCACCTCCCACACCCACTCGTAGTGGATGAAACCGGTGTCCGCCTCGTACTGGACGGAGTTTAGCGTCCAGGAAATCCCATGGACGCTGAAGCTTTCGCCCAGCTGCTCAACCCAGGGATCAAATTCGGACTTGGTAAACAGATCCGTGGTGCCGGTGACGGCGGTCTCCCCGTGGCCGTTGTCTCCGGGCAGGTCGTGGCTGCCGTCCTCCTGCCACACAAAATAGCGGTCGGATTTGAGCCGGACGGCGTGGCTCACTGCGTCTGTCACCGCCCGGTGAGCAGCGATCACTCGCTCATACCAGGTGGTCATGGGGCACCTCGTATTTCTGCTCGATCCGCAGCAGCGTCAGATCCATACTTTCCGGGAAAACGTCGGTTGTTGTCTGGATCAGATCGATGCGGTACTGCTTGCCGTCCTCCGTCACCGCCACATCCTGGCTGCTCACGCCGGGGACCCGTGGAACCCGCAGCACCCGCTCGATCTGAGCCTGATTCTGTTTTCCCTCGTAATACCGTTGGATGCCAAGACGCCGCTCCTCGTACCGCAAAGCGGCCTTGAATGTCAAACCCTCCACAGGCTTGTAGCCCGGCGCCGCCGTATCTGCAACGGCATAGACCTTGACCAGTCCGTCGGAATAGGTCTGAGTGATCTCGCTGTCACGGCGAGGGCGATACGGCGCTTTCCATGACATACGCGCTCACCCGCCTTTCGCTCTGCATACTCAAAATGAGAGATTGATAGTTGTTTTCAAACACGTCCAGGGCACTGTCTCTGGCGTAGCGGACGTATTCCATCAGCAGCGTCCGGGCGTCGCCGTCCGCTGTATAGTCCTGCGGGCTTCCGGCCTTTTTGTCCAGGTACCCCATCCCGGAGGCGATGAGCCCGGATACCTTGGTATCCGTGGCTTCATCGCTCCAGGTGATGTTCAGGTAGTTCTCCACATCGGACAGCAGGCCGGGCGGCAGGCTGTTCCGATCCGCCATTACTTCTTGGTGACGGTGACCGTGTAGGTCTTCTTGGCGGTGCCGTCAGCGGCGGTCACGTTGACCTTCACCGTGTTGCTGCCGGTCTGCCAGGTGGCGGCGCTGCCGTTGTCGATCTTGCTGTTGTTCACCAGCACCTCGATCTCCGCGCCTGCGTCAGAGGGGACGGCGGTCACGGTGTTAGTGGCGTTGGTGGTCTCCGCCGTGTAAGTCACGGTGCCGGAGGCGAAAACGGGGGACAGGGCCTGAGAGCCGATCGACAGGGCGCTCAAAGTGGCGTCATCAGAGGGTGCGGTCTCCGTTACCTGCGTCACCTTCCAGGTGGCGGGCTTCAAGCCGGAAATATCCAGCAGCAGGAAGGCGTTGTTGTCCAGAGGCATACCGTTGGCGTAACCCTTGATGAGGTATACCCGCTCGTCTTCCAGGAAATGGTAGTGGTCGCTGTACTCAATGCGGCCGTTGGGCGCGGTGCCCGCCATAGCCAGATACCGGTTGGAGAGGCCGATCACTGCCTTGCCCCGGCTCAGTGCGGGGGTCTGAATGATGGTCATGGGATACGGCATCACGTCGTTGCGATAGGTGCCGTCGGGGGCCATCAGCGTAGTGGCGGGCATCACTGTCTGGTAATAGTCTTGGGGGTTTACCAGCAGCAGGATGTTTTCCACACGGCGGGCCTTGCCGTTGGGGTCTGCTGCCATCAGGGAGATCAGATTGCCCACGGTGGCGGGGCTGAGATCCCGCACTTTCACGGGGGTCTTTTCGGGATAGGCGTTGCCGGAACGCACCACGTTGTCACCTACCTGACGGGTCATGCCGATAGGCTTCTTGTCACCGTCACCGGTCACAATGCCCGCCTCCATGCCGTTGGCAAATGCCTCGTACAGCACTTCGCGCACATAGCGATCCAGCCACTCGGGACCAAGATCCAGCATGGCCTTGCACACCGGCAGGAATGCAGAGAGCTTCAGCAGCTGGGCAGGGATCTTCTTAAAGCCGGAGGTCAGCTCCTTGACGATGTCGTCGCAGAGATCGCCCCACGCCGCCTCCTCGTAGCCGTTGGTGTTCACCATGATCTCCACGGCGCCGCCGGTGGCCCGGAAGTTGATGCGGCTCAGCAGGGGGTGATTGGTCTGGAGATTCTCAAAAACGGAGTCGATCACCGTCTTGGGCAGCACAGCGTCCATGCCGGTCACGGCCTGCCGGGGATCATTGGCCTTCATGGCCTCGCCCAGTTTCTGGTAGTAGGCGTGCTCCTCGCCGGTAAGCTGGTGGACGCCCCGGGCCGTCAGGATACGGCTGTCCATTTCCTGACGAAGGTCGGCAAGCTGCTGCTCATACTCCTGCTTCACGTCCAGGCCCACACGCTGGAGCATTTCGTCAAAGGCCGCCTGGAAACCGGCAGGGTCATTGTCGGCAACGGCCTTCTGGATGAGGGTGCGGAGCTCCTCGCGGCTCCGGATGTCATTGTTCTGCATAATGTTCTCCTTTCATTTTCAGCCAAACAGGCTCATAATACGGTTTTTCTGCTGGGGTTCGGGCTGAGGCTCCGGGTCTTTCGGGTCAGAGGCGCAGGGCGGTTTATGAACAGTGTCCGCCGCCAACTGCCGAAGCTGAGCGGCAAGACTTTTCTGCACGGTGATCCGCTGCTCCAAAGTCAGGTTGGCCTTTTGCAGCAGAGCCGCAGCTTGGGTCATGTCCGCGTCCTTTTCCGCGTAGCGGTCGGCCAATCCCAGTTCCATGCACTGCTCCGCCGTCAGCCAGGTCTCCGCGTCATACATTTCCTTCAGGGTATCCGGGTCCAGCTTGTCACCGGCCTTTTGGAGATAGGCTTCCATCCCCGCCTGATTGATGGTGTCCAGATTGTCTGCGGCCTTTCGCAGCTCAGCCGCGTTTCCGTAAACACCCATGCTCATGTTGTGGATCATCATGAGGGCGTTGCGCGGCATCACCACCGTGTCGCCGGCCATTGCGATGACCGAGGCGATGGAACAGGCAAAGCCGTCCACATACACCGTCTTGTGGGCGCTGTGCCGCTTGAGCTGGTTGTAGATGGCCGTGCCCTCAAATACACTGCCGCCGTAGCTGTTGATGTACACGGCGATCTCCGTCGCCTCCGGATGCTCCGCCAGCGCGTCCCGGAAGGCGTTGGCGCTGGTCTCGCTCTGGATCGTCTCGTCGGTCCACCAGTCATAGCTGTCGCCCTCCACATCTCCGTAGATATAAAGCTCCAGTGTCTTGGCGTCCTCCGCCCGCTGCTTTAGCGCCCACATCCTCCGGTCCTTCTGCTTGGGATTACTCATTCCCGCTGTCTCCTTTCTGTGCATTCATCTGCTGCGCGGCTTCTTGGATCCGCGCGATGTTCAAAGTCAAAAAGTGCTCGTCGGCCCACGGCTCGTTGATGGTGGCCTGGTTGGCCGCCCGCAGCACATCGTTGATCGAGAAGGCGCCGCTGCCCACCAGCTTTTCCACATTGGCCGCGTTGGCAAACATGTCAAAGTGGAGAATAGCGGAGGAATCGACCCGGACAAAGTTGCCCTGCTTCCAACCGCCAAAGCCGTACCGCTTTCGGGTGATCTCTTCCTGGAGCTGGTCGCAGATGGGGTCAATACACTGGGTCAGAAAGCGGGTGTTGGCGTCCGCTGTGCCCTGAACGGTACCGTTCACCAGCACAGCGGGGATCAGAAAGCCCCGGGCGGTAAAATCGAAAATGTCCTCGATCAGGTTCCGCACGTCCCGGCTGTCGCCCATTTTGCCATCGCCAGACTTGTTAACCTGCTGATAGTCGTAGCCGTCAAACTCCGGGAGCACCGCCGCGCCGCTGCCAAAAAACGGTTTGATCTGCTGCTCGATGATCTTGGCGAAATTCTGCTCAAAATCCTGCGTGCCGGATGCGATCTGATTAACGTGGACTTTCCAGTGCTGCCCTCGTTCCCACTGGTAGCGGCTCATAGCCGCCGCCACCAGCCGCATGTAGGACCGGCACAGTCCGTCCACCACCGGGCGCATGGCATTGTGGTGGAGCTTTAAATGCAGCACCTCGTTTTCCCGGAAGGTTTTTTCATAGGCGGTGTCGCCCACCGTCACGTTAACGTACTCATTCATCCGCATCGGCCAGAAGGTGTTCTGCTGCCAGCTGTCCGCCACCATCACCGCGTCCATGCCGTCCCGCCGCTTACTGGAGATCACCAGCGCTTCATTGTCCAAAAACAGCTTGGCGATCAGTTTATGCCAGAAGGCGGAGCTGTTCTGGTTCACGTTGGGCTCCACATTCCACAGGTAATACTCCTGCTCCTGGATCTCCTCCCGCCCCCGGAAGGTCTTTACCTCGCAGCGCCCAACGGCGTTTGCCACCATGTTCACGCAGGTCCAGAAGGAAAGCTGCCGCGCCTGGAAGTCTTCGGCCGCCGCCAGCAGTTCTTGGCAGGATACCTCCGCCGTGGCGGTTCGTCCGCCCTTTCCCGCCAGCCATTCAAAAAATCTCAATCCCATAGTTCAGCCTTTCTCCGGTCCGATTCGGACCGTTATAGTCTGATGGCCCCCATTAGCGGGGCCGCCAGCGGAGCGCCGGTGCCCAGCAATGGTTCAATCGTCATACTGGCCACCAATGCCATAAAGGGGTCTGTCTTTCGGCTTTTTGCCTCGATTTTGGCGTAGATAAAGTTTCCGGTATCGACCCCCTGCTTCCGTGAGCTGCGGACCCGCTTGGTGTTGTTCACGCCCCATCGCAGGTGCGGCTGATCTCCCCAGTAAAACAGCTCCCGGTCAAAGCATTCCTGGATCACCGGCTCCACCTGCATAATGTCCGAGGGCCGCACCAGCTTTACCCGGCTTTTATCCGCCGCGTCAAAGCCAATGGCGCGCATACTTTCGGAAACCAGCGTCCACCGGTAGTGGTCCATTGCCAGTGCCTTGATGTTGTAGCATCTGGCAGCATCCTGGATGTATGCCGCGATCAGATCAGGGCTGATGCTCACATCATCTACCGCCGTCAGGTGTCCTTCCTTTGCCCACGTCTGCCACGGGGCCTTGATCCGCGGCAGGGTTTTGGATTGCAGGCAAACCCATGCATGGTTGATGTCAAACCGGTCTGCGCCTCGCCGAAAATGGAGGTTGACTGCCGCCCAGTCGCTCAGCTCCGCGTAGTCCAGGCCCACCGTGCAGGTCCAGCCACGCAGATCAGGCTGTGGCTTATTGGTCTTGAGGATCTTTTCATAGTCCGTCACGCTGATCTCCTGAAATCCGGCCCGCAAGCCCATCCGCTTTGTCAGGAAATCGCCGTTTTGCTCCGGGTGCTCCACCCAGTCCCGGTATTCGTCCGCCGTCTCCTGAAACAGATCCGGCAGATAAAACAGGGATGGATTTGCCATGTACCAGTTTTCCGGATCATGGATTTGCTCCCGGGCCTCTAGGCAGCAGATAAAGGGCAGAAAGCCGTTGTCTGGCTCGTTTTCAAATAAGATCCGTCGTCCTCTGGCCAGATAGTCATCCAAAGGCCCGTCATTGACTTCGCCGTTGGAGGTAAAGATCCCCACGCGGGGCTGAGCTACCTTGCCCTGGCCGGTAATAAACACCTTGATGTTGTTGTAGTTTTCAAACTGGTGGACTTCGTTAAAGATCACCATGCCGGAGCGCATACCGTCCCGCCCCTTGGGGTTGTTGGTGCGGCCCTTGACCACGCCCCGGTTTTTACGGCCCTGCACCAGTTCCTTTGTGTGGTAGTAAAACCGCTTCAGTTTTGCTTCGTTTTTGGGAAGTTCCAGCGTGTTCACCAGATCCAGCACCGGCGTCATGGCCTGTTCCTCGTTATTAGCGCAAATATCTACGTTGTAGCTGCCCACCGGGTTGTAGGGAGAGGTAGCGCACATGGAGATAAATGCGATAAAACCGTCCTTTCCCGCGCCACGGCCAACCATGGAAAACAGGGTCTTCCACCGGGGCCGCCCGTCAGCGGTGTAGGTGCACATCCAAAGCGCCGTCAGAAATCGCTCCCACAGGAAAAGATCTTTATACGGAAAATAGCGAGAAAGACTCAAATACCGCCGAAGCTGCTCTGTATCCACCCGCAGATCTTCTGTCTCAAAGCACTGCCGGATATGCGCCGCCAGGGCGTGCTGCTCCGGGCAGGCTCGGGGCTTGTCCGCCTCCACCGCCTCCAGATACGCCGCGACCTCCGGCGGCAGTTTACAGCTCATCGTCCATGCCTCCCGGCACGTCCGACTTTGTGGCGGCGTCCTTAAAGCCCAGTGCCGTCCATACGGCCAGCATTTGCCGGGCCACCTGAATTTCCAGAGACACGCTGCGGTTTTCCGTAATGCGGCCCCGATCATCCATCACGGAAAGGCCGCGTTCAGCCACATCCGTCTGCAATTCCTGCCGCCGCACCCAAAAGTCCAGATACTCGTCCACCTTGTCGGTGTATGCTTTTTCCAAAAGGCCTCTGGCTTCCAGATTATCCAGCATGGACTTTTTCAGTTCCCGGTACTGCTTGGTTTTTCTCCAGTCCTTTGCCTGCTCCATAAGGCTCCTCCTTTCCCGCTTCTTTCCGTCCGGCGCACACGGCGGCTCTCGCATAGCAGCCAGAGCCGCCGACAGGAGGATCAAACCCGCTGCGGCGCAAGCGCCGCCGTGCACACCGGAAGCATGTGTCCGAATCGGACCGTGCCGCCCCACCGCGTCTACATCAATACCCCGCGCATCAAGCGCAGGCCTTCGGCGCAGGCAGGGCGGCAGCTCCGGCTCATGACCCGGCCTCCGTGGTAGGGCACGGAGACCGGAAGGGAAGAAAGAGTGAAGCCGGCACAGGGGCCGGGTCACAAACCGGATCGTGTTTTTCCATCAGCCAAAATCAGCTTTGCCTTCGCCCTGCAAGTTGGGCTTAGCAGATTGGGTGGATCAAAGACCAGCGGTAGCTTTCTCAGCCCAAATCAGATCTGGCCATACAAAACTTTGCCGGGTCTTGCTGGATCCAGTTGGACGCTTTTGGCAGCCGGATCTGCTTCTGTGCCCTTGAGCTCGGCAGCATGTGTCCAAATCAAACCATCCACTGCTTCTGTGCCCTTGCACCCGGCAGGATCATTGCCGCGCCCGCGCCGCCCGCGCGTCACGGCGCCGCGCACGCCCGTTGGTCCCTCTTTTGTCCTAGACCCACCCGATTAGCAGCGAACGGGGTAAAGCCGTTTTTCTCGATGGGGGGTTAATCCCATCGCTCAGCGGTGATTGGCAAGGCCTTAGGCTGAAATTGTCGCTGGCTCTCTGGGTGCTCCTGCTCGTGACATTGCTTGCACAGCGTCTCGAGCTGACGTTGGCCCGTATCTGGATCAAACACGCTCAAAGCCAGGTCAGGCCGCTGCCGAAGGTGCTTGACGTGATGCACGATGTACCCCTTGCGGTAACGCCCCGCCGCCTTGCAGTGCTGACACTCGTACCGATCCAGCCGGAGGACTTCCAGCCGGAGCGCCCGCCACTCAGGCCAAGAATAAAATTTATACTCATGGCCCGCCGCCAGCAGTGAGACCAGCTCCTGAAGTCTTGCGCCGGATATACCGGCACCGGCCATCTGTTTCACGGGCTATCACCTCCGGGCAAAAACAAAAGCCGATGCCAATACCCGCCGCAACGGCGGAGCATTAGCACCGGCTACAAGAGCACAGGCCAAAAAACAATGCAAAACAAAAACCGGTACCGACGCCCCCAACGCTGGGGATCATCGGCACCGGCTAATCATCGAGCACTGGCCACGGTCAATTTTCACGAGATGGATTGCTTTGCAGTTTCGGCACCAAAGCTGGAGATTATCCGCCACGGTGTCCGGTCTGATTGCCTGACTGGTCTTGTGTCGGCAGACCGGGCAAACTGCATATCCGTCCTTTATGGCAAGTTTATCACCTTTTCTCATCGTTTGCAAGGCTTTTCCCTCACTTTCTTGCGGTTGTCCGTAGATATTCCGTAGGTTTCAAGAGGATACGCTATCTATAGATAGATATACTAAACTTTGTTATTAAAATAAAAGCGCTATTTTTCGGGCAGCAGATACCGGCTATACCCATAGAGCCCCCACCCGCCCAGCTGAGGACGGTCCCGGCCCTGCATGGGCAGCGGCGTGGCTCCCTTGGGCAGCCGCACCATACCGCTCTTGCAGGTGGTCACCTCCGGAGGCGGGATGTACTTACTCAGCGCCCGGGAACAGCCCCACGGGTGGCGTCCCACCTCCGGGACCTCTTTCGAAAAATAGATCGCCAGCCCACGGTAGCCGCCCTCTGACAGCACCCGCGCCCGGTCCCAGCGCACATCGTAGGCGCTGCCCCACGTCCGCCAGAGGTATTGCACCACGGCCGGCGGGAAGTCCTGATCCCGCAGAAACACGTGGATGTGGAGCCGGTGGTCACCGTGGAGGCCCTCCACTCGGTAAACGTAGTAGTCCACCGGCCCGCGCTTCCACCGCCTGAGACGCTTCGCGAATGCGTCCCAGATCCGATCCACCCCGGCCCGATCCGGCGGAAGGTGGTCATCGTCAAAGGTCAGCGTGTAAAAAATACCGTCATAGCCAAAGAGCGCCAGCCGCAGCTCCAACTTGTCAACAGTGGTGCGGCTGAGGGCCGGCCCGCACCGGCCCCGCACCGCATCCGGCCCGTAGCGACGGAGATATCCGTAGTTGTCCGTCACCAGCGCCTTGACCAACGGCCCCGCCCGCTGCCTGACGCACACAAACGGATCAGCCATACATTACCTCCCATATTTGATCTTTTTCAGATCCGGGTATCTGTCCGGGAAGGGGATTAGCTCCGCCTTCCCGTTGATGATCTGCGCCAGCACCCGGTCCATGTGCACCTGCCGGACGTCTGCCTCTGGGTCCTTGCAGTTTAAGGCAAGTCTGTATTCCCGCTGGGTCTCCATCCACTCATGCGTGACACGCATGATGCGATCATAACCCCAGCCTTCCTGCTGGTGCATGGTCATCTGCAACGTGTCAACGGCAAACTGCGCTGCCATCGCAGCACCGGCCCAAAAGACTGCATCCATCTCCGCGTTCCGCCGTTGCAAATATGCGGATTGTTTAGCCATCCCCGCCGTCCTTTCTCTCGCCGTCCATCTTGGCCCCGCAATCCTCGCAGTATTTTTTGGCAGGCTTATCCCAACTGCCCTCAGTGGTGATGACAAAGCCGCACACAGAGCAACACCACTCGTCCCCGCCAAGATGCCCCCACCGCCCATGCACCACTGGCATGGCATCCACGGTGGGGCAAGCGTCAACTACGCCGCTTACTTCATCCAACGGGCAAAGTACGGCAAACTCATTGTCATATAGCATATCAACCAGTTTATCAGCGTCAATCGTCCTCATGGTCAGCACCTCCGTCCATCTTTGCCCCGCATTTTGGACAATACTTAAACACCTCCGGAACATCTGGCGAGAGCCACCGTGGCCGCCTGCACGCTGAACAACAATAGCCGCTTGAAGTGGCCAAAGTCTCTTCCACATAGATCCATCTCGCATGCACCACCGGGGCCACGTCGGCGGCCGCCTGTGCGTCTACCTCGCATATCACATCTTCCAGTAAGCCGCAACCGTGTACGTCATCAACGTCAGCATGAGCATCGCGCCATCCATCTAAAATCTCGCGCAGCGCTTCCCGCTCTATGTATTCAGCCATTGTAGCCCTCCTGTTTCAGGTCTTGCACAGTCTGGTGGATACGCTTCGCGCAGGCAGGGCATATTTCTCCCACATCCACTATGTTTGGGTCGCTTGCGTAGGGAATGTCAGCGTTGTTCTCCACGCTGACCCTATAAGTGTCCTGAATCTTGTATATTTCTTTTCCGCAAAGATCACAAAAATGCTTCGTCATGTTCTTTCCTCCCTCCTGTTCCATGCTTCGATTGCTTTTGCTTCCAGAGTTTTGTCCGTCGTAGCCCAGTCGGGAAGCTGAGCGCAGCGTGTCCACGGGTCATTCATAACGCGACCACCAGCAGCGCCTCCACGCGCGTGGCAGGTGTTGCATCGGACAGAGTAGGTGTGCATTTCTACTCGCATATCAAGCCCATTCCACCCCGCAAGACGAGACTTTCGTTCGACCTTGAGTTTTGTGCCGCCGCAGAACGGGCACGGTTTTAAGTCATTCATCCTTCATCGCCTCCATTCTGAGCCTCGCTCACGGCTTGCCCTCCCACGGAGTGTCAAGCCATTTTTTAATTTCATGCCAATCTTCCGGCATTGTCGAAACACCAGAAAGGTCTTTCGTGATGCAATCCATCCGGAATTTGTACAGCACCCCGGCCAGCTCTTTATCCGTCATGCTCCGAATCCGGTCGGCAATGGTAACGGGCCACGTGCGATACGGGCACTTTTCGATTGCGGCGCAGTTTTCAAAGTCATAGCCCATTTGCATGGGGCAGTTTTCACCGGTGCATTTTTTCATCACTTATCCTCCCTTATGTCTCCGCCCCATTGCTCCGCCATGGCTCTGGCGATGCCGGGGAAGGTCTTTGCGCGGTTTTTCGCCCTATCCGTGGTAAACATACCTTTGTGCTGTTCCCCATGCTTATGGCTGTAACTGCCACTCGGACACCATGTTGCTGTCGGCTCAACGATGTTTGTCGGCTCCAACGGCTGGACACCACGCTCCCACAGCAAGGTTTTTTTGCTAAACGGGTGCCCGTATTGATAGGGCTGTATGGCTTGGGTTGGCTCTGGATACTCAAAGACTTTACTCGGCGTCGGATTCTCAATCACAACTTTTTCACAATCCGCTGCCCAAATAGCTAAAAACAGCGCTTTGCCGCACAAGCCCCCATAATACCGCTTAATATTGAGCTTGCCGCCCCTATACAAGTGCCGCGCTCCGGCGTTGCTGGTTTTAGTGCAGGGCGGAAAAGCAATAATCATATCCCACCGCCCCACATCATGGGTCTGTCCGTCCATAGTGGTCACTTGCCCCCCCTCAATGGCCTTGAGCGCATCGCCTAAGATGTGCCACTCAAAATGCCCGCCGGACGGCTCCTGTATATCACACGAGTAGGCTTCATAGCCCAGCGCCCGGAACGCCTTACAGACTTCCTGCGATTCCTCGCAGGCTATCAATACTTTCATGCGTCCTCCACCTCCGCAAGCCAAAATTTCCGGCGGCAGTCATCGCATTTTCGGCTACAGGACACACAACTATCGTTTTCACCTCTGTACTCGGAAGAAGTTGCCATCGGGCATAGCGCCAGGACGCCGTCTTCAGTCAGCATCGCCTCCGGATACTGCTCAAGAAACACGCTCTGCCTGGTTTTAGCGGGGTGCTCAGCAGCCCACTGCTCCGCAATGGCAACGGCCTCCTCCGGGTGGTCGTATTGCCAGACCGTGCAAGGGTCAAATCCACTTCTTTTTTCATACTCACATTCGCGGCACTCACCGTTGCACATTCTGCGCAACGTTTTCAAATACTTAAGAGCATCCATCATTCCACCTCCGGCGGTTCCGTCCTTTTTAGCTCAAACTGACTATATGGCATAACACACAGCTTCTTCGAATCGCAGTCAGCCATGCCGCTTACGATGCCCTTGCAATGAGCGCAATACTGGCACATCCACGTCTTTCCGGTTTTTCTGACATCCGCAATTATCGACATAACATAGTTGCGTTCAAGCATCAGTTGTCTATTCTGCCCCCGCAGCTTCTCGATCTCCTGCTGGAGCGCCGCGATGTGGGTGATCTGGTTGGCGATCCGGTCGGCTGCGGCAAGCCCCACCGCGTCAACATCGCAGGAGGACCACTCTGTCAAATTGACTTTTCCCGCCAGATCTTCCGGGACCGGCTCCGTTTTGTAAAACGGACATTTCTTGCAGTCGCCTATTGGCCCGCCAGCTGTTGAAACACATCTCAAGGCATTTACGAGTTCTTGATCTCTCAAAACGGCAGCTCTCCTTCCTCATCCTCCAGGATCTCCCGGAAGTCCCCTGACGCAGGCGGGGCGGACGCTGTGTCCGATTCGGACCGCTTGCTATCTCCGAAATACACATGCTCCGCCACCACTTCGGCGGAGCGCCGGTTGTTGCCGTCCTTGTCCTTCCAGTCCCGGAGCTGCAAGCGGCCCTCCACCACGGCCATGCGGCCCTTGGTAAAAAACTTGTTCACGAAGTCCGCCGTGGAGCGCCACGCCACGATGTCCACGAAGTCCGTCTCCTTCTCGCCGGACTGGCCCTTGTAGTCCCGGTCAACCGCCAGAGAGAAGGACGCCACGGCGGTTCCGTTTCCGGTGTGCCGCAGCTCCGGGTCACGGGTCAGACGGCCCATCAGTACGATATGATTCAGCATGATTTGTCTCCTTTTTTCCAGCGGCCCGGCATATAGCGTCGCCGCCGGTCGTGAATGTATTCCACCATGTCCACCCACTCCTTACGGGACGGCATGGCTGCCAGCTCTGCCCTATGGATCGCCTCATAGGCCGCCCACCGGGGGCAGACCGCCGGATCGTGACATCCGATCCGGCGATCCGGGCAGGCCAGACACGGCGGCGCGGTTATAGGGCCAAGCCCTTTGACACTAACGTCATAAAAAACCCGGCAGC